TTCAAAAGCCCGTCAAATTCCTTTTTCGCCGCTTGCTGAATGATTGGGTCGTTGGAATTGACCCATTTCAAAAAGCGTGAATATTCGCTTTTGTACTTCGCCAGCTTTTCAAGGAACGCATCTTTCTTCGTGCCACCTCCACCGGATGAACGATGATGGCTGCTGCCGCTACCACTCCCGGATGTTGTCGTTGTCTTTCCGGTGATTTTGTCGGCTTGCTTCTGCAATTTCTCAATTTCCGCCATCGCCTTTTTGTAATCATCGTTATTGGTAAGGTGTTTCAAGGCTTCTTGCTTCAACTGAATGGCTTGTTCAATCGCGCCAAGTGAACCTTTTGTGTACGTCTGCGTCGCACCTATTCCGGCTTTTTTAAGGATGTTCCATCCGTTCCTTTCGGCGTTGGCGGCGTTCCGGAATCCCGTTGATATTTCCGCGCGCAATCCATCAAGGGCGGCTTTCGCTTTCTTCTTTTCATTGTTGGCGGTTTCCACCCAATAACCCGTGCCGAACGATGATGTCTGAACCCACATGGATTTTGTGTCCGACATCGCGTTGTATTCCTGTTCTTTCTTGATTAGTTCCTTGACCTTTTCTTGCGCTTGCTGCAAATAGATTGTGGCTTTCGCCTTTTCGATTTGCGCATTGATGAACGCCGTTTTGTTGGCAACAAGGACGTTTTCGGCATCAACCACATCACGAACGGAAACGCCCAAATCCTCAAACGCTTTCTTGTTGTTTTCGATGAATTGCTTCTTCGCTTCAAGGTCGTTTCCAAGTGCATTCCACTTGTCGGACAACTCCATGATGGATGCAATGGGCTTGTAAGCGTTTTCCGCAATGGCATTATACCATTCTTCGGTTGCTTTCTTGGATTCGTTTGCCTTGCTTACGAAATGCGACACAAGCGCAATCAACGCGGATATTCCGGCAAGAATCCAACCGAACACCGGAATGGATTTGATTGCCGCGCCGACCATGCGGAACGCCCCGGCAAGTCCGATGTTCGCCACCGTTCCGGCGGTTGCCGATGCGGTTTGTACGGCTTGCGCTGCTGCCGCCCCCGTGGTTGCTCCAACGCTTGCGGTCTTGGCGGTGTTGCTCGCCTGTTCTGCCGCCGCATTTGCGGTTGTTGCCGCCGTGGATGCGATGGTTGCCGTTGTATCTGCCGCCGTTGCTGCCGTGGATGCGATTTGTTCACCACGACCGACCGCCAACAAGTTATTCCACCATTCCTTTGCCTTGTTCAATGTGATAAGGGAAAATGCGGAATCCTTGTTCAAGGTTTGCGCCACCTGTTGCAATCCCATCGTGATTGACATCAACGATTGGACTTTCAACATAATCTTTTGCAAATTCTCGTTTTCTCCGGCGAACAAAGCAACCGCGCCTTGTGCCGCCGTGAATCCGCCAACAACACCATTCAAACCGGACAAAACGCCCGCGAATGTCGCTTCATCGTTTGCAAGAACGCTTCCTTGTGATTGGATGTCGCCTTGGATGTCCTGTAATCGTCCAAGTTCATTCACCATCCTTTTGTATGCTTCGGATTGCTCGTCAATGCCGTTGGCAACCGCATCCGCCATTTCTTCTTTCAATGCGCGGATTTGCTGACGCAAGGAAACATGGGCTTGTGCGGTGTTTTCCGCCGTCGCCCTTGCCTGTTCCATCCGGCTTGCTTCATCTTCCAGCGCGTTTGATTGCTCGCGCAACTCGTTCAACAAGGATTTGCGGGTTGCTATTTCACCCTTGATGGCTTGGGCGCGGTCACGCAAGGCACGATATTCATTATCGTTGCCGCTTTTCAACGCGCCGTTCATCGTTTGGGTTATTTGCTCATATTCTTTTTTTAGGGCGGCAATCGCGTTTTCGTGCATTTCACACGCCGCGCCGATTTGGGAAAGTCCGTTGCGGATGTCCTCACTTGCTGATGCTGCACCCTCATTGGCGCGTTGCAAGTTGTTCAATTCGTTAATCAAGGCAACCATGCCTTGTTTCTCCCCGTCAAGTTCCGCGCGTGCCGCGTTCGCTTGTTCAATCAACGCATCTTGCGCCGTGCCGGGTTCAACGGAATTGATGCGTTCGTTCAAGTCCGCAACGGTCTTTTCCAATTCTTCGATGACGCGCTTTTGGATTTGGATGCTTTCAACGATTTCTTGCGTTGTGTTGTCCATCGTGTCACCGCTTCCAACAACGGCATCCGAAAAGCCTTGAACACGGCGCAATGTTTCTTCAATCGCCGCGTTCATTTGGTCGTTGTCCATAATGGACGTAAAGGACAATGCGCCCCCGTTTACATCTGCCATATTTCTACATTAAAGAATTTACATAATTCAAAATCGTATCACTATTTTCTTGCGTCAACGTGATTTCCTCAACCTCGCCATCCGTGTTGTCGTAACTTGGCGCGTCAATCATCATGCGTTGCACAACCGACCACGCAATGCCATGTAGCAAATAATCGTATGTCCAACCGAAATGCTCACATATCGCACCCCGGCGACCAAGCGGGGAATTTAGCCCGCTTTGCTTTACTCTATCCGATTCGGCACGGTGGTTCTTTCGATTGACATCAATCGAATAGAGTTCACAAAATCCCCCAAGTTGCTCATGGTGTTCACGATGTTGTAAAGCTGATGCAATCGGGATGGCTTGATTTTCCGGGCGAACAAGTCCGTCAATTCTTCCAATCTCTTTTCATCCTCAACCCATATCGTGCCAGCTTTGCAAGGCTTGGGAATCAATCGTTCTTCACCCAATGCGGCGATGGCAACGACCTTTGCCGCGCGTCTTGCGTGGAAATGCGCCAATGTGCGCGCCGCTTTCATGCTTTCGGGCTTCTGCAATTCCTGTTCGTCAATTGCAAATTCCACCCATTCAGCCGAAAGGCGGTCAAGCGTTGACAACGTGGGTTCTTGGATTGTGAACTTGCGCGTAACTTCGTGCGGGATGTGTTTCTTGACCAACCCCCAAAAGCGCGTCTTGGTTTCAAATTCCACATCCTTGACCTCAAAGGAAACGCCCTTGCCGATGATGGTGTTCAACTCCCGGCGTTCCTGTTCAAGTAGTGTTTTTTCGTCTTTTTCGCTGCTCATGTTGATAAAAAATAAAAAGTCCCCAAAGGCGTTTTTGTTACCTCCGGGGACTTCGGGTTTTCTTGTTTGTTATGATGCCCCGCGCCTTACCCCTTTTTAGGAACGCCGCGCAAGGCTTTGCCAGCCGTAACCGCGCAAGGTGTGACGGTAAAATCAACAAGGAAAATACCCTTTGCGCTCATGTCCGCGTTGATTACCGCTTCAATGTCGCCGTTGGGAATCTCAAAGTCAAGTCCCTGTTCGGTTACAACCTTGATGGCTTTGTTGGCAACAACCTCGTCACCATCATAACCCCATCCATCTTCACCAACCTTTGCGCCGCCAACGTATGACACAAGGTCATCCACATTGGCATCCATCATGGAAAACGTCAAGGTCGGCATCTTGCGCGACTTCTTGCGAACCTCCGGGGCGGCTTTGCCCTCCTCGTAATGTTCGGTGACATCGGCGGCATCTTGGGTCATCTTGCAAGTGTCCTTGTAAGTCTTGCCAATCTTCGCCATCTGCGTGGGCATTGTACCCGCCGCGCTTGCCGCGCCAACTTGGATTTCACACAAACCAAGTGTTATTACTGATGCTCTATTATCTGCCATAATTATGAAAAATTAAATTTGAATATTCCAATCAATGCGGATGTTCGCGAAATGCTGCTTGGTGTTCGGCTCGTTCATGATTGACATCGTGCCGGGTATTGCTTTGATTCCGTGAATCCGCGAATTACGGATGATTGCCGTGACTTCTCTTGCCAAGGCTTTCAATCGTGGGTTATTAGCGGACAACATCATCTTGCCTTTTATCTTCTTCGGCGTGTCGCTCACATAGATGTTGACGTTCGATGTACCAATTTGCGGGGTGGTATCAATCGCCAAATCAACCGTGTTCACGACAATATCTTCTTCCGTTGAATTATCCGGTCGGTCGCCCTCATGGTAACAACCGCCCTTGGCGGATGTCTTGCCACGCAACAACCCAATCAATATTTCGTTTGTTTCAAATGAATCTATCATTCTGCCGCACGTTTGATGTTTGAAATAAGTTTCTCCAACATTCGGGGCAATTCCCGTTCTGCAAGGTGTTCCGCGCTTGACAACACGTTATATCCTTTCGCTTCGACATAGGCGGCATAATTCATTCCAGCTACAACCACAAGGGCAATGCCCTTTGTTCCTTTTCCGATGGTTTCCGCGATGCTTTGTCCGGACTTGATGCCCGTTTCGGCTGCATTGCTTTCCGCGCCGCTTGCAGCATCGAATTGGGAATGGATGGCAACGCCATCAACAAAGACTTCGTAACCCGTTGACGATAACAACGCGCCCGTCTGCATCATGTAACCCTTGTTTGTCCTTGCTTCGACCAAGCACATTTCGCCAAGTCTTTGCAACCGGGCAATCTGCTTTTTCTCAATCTCATTCAAGAACGCATCGAATCGCTTGCGCACATCGTCTTTGGTGAAATTCGGTTTTATAGCCATAGTCGTGAATGTAATTGTGCCGCATCAAAGTTCAAGCATATTCCAGAAATGCGGATGTCCGAACAATCTATATCGTTTGCAATGATGACGCGTGCGCCCTTGTTTACCTTTGGGCAAGACTTGGGCAACTGAATGACGGATGTTGCCTTGTAGGACTTACCCCCGGCAACTTGGTATTCCGTACTTCTGCCATCGCTTTCTTCCCGGCATCGGGAAAGAAACTTGCGCGATGATTCGCTTTCCGACCAATAACCCTTTTCATCCTGTACGGCATCCGGGGTTTCCTCAATGAATAGGAAATGCGGGTATTGAACAATCTTTGCCATATCACCACATATTTGAACGGTTGCGAATCTTCGGACGGTTGACAAGCACATTTTCCTTGCCAAGTTCGTTGCAAAGGGCGTTGTAAAACAACTTGATGGCATCAATGTTCCACGAAACGGAATATCCGCCCTCGCTTACATTCTGCATCGTGCCTTTGAGGATAACCGAAAAGCGTTTGTAAACCGCCGTGTCGCACGCCTTGATGTCAAGGTCGGCATCGCCATCCAATCCAGCTTTTACCAAGATGATGTCAATGTCATCATCTGAAAGGTTCATGACGTTCAACGACTTAATCAAGTATTCTTTGTTTGTCATATTTCCATCTTGCTTTTATGCCGCCGGGGTGTTATGCGCACGCCCGGCGGCGAATGTTAGTTTTTGCTCCATCTTGTCGCGTTGGTCTGCATCAACACGGAACGTCCGGCAAGATTCCACGCGGGGAAAAGGTTCGCAATTCCCTCCGTAACCTCTTGAACGGGCGATTCATTGGAATACTTCTTGACAAGCGTATGTCCGTGCATAACCTTTTCGGCTACGCTTCCGGGCATTGCCTTTGCGTCAATTGGTTTCTTCCAATAAGTGTTGCCAAGAACCTTGCTTTCGCTGAACAACATCACGTCATCCTCAAACGGATTTTCCGTCAAGCGTGAACCGTCCGCAAGTTCAAGCGTGATGTCTTGGTCAATCACGATGATTTGCAAACCGCGATAAAGTTCTTTCTTCTTGGCAAGGTACGCATTGACCGTTGCAAGGTCGGGCGCATCCTGTGAACCGACAACGTTCTGAACGAATGACGCACACTTCTTGTAAACTTCCTCTTGGGATGCGAACTTCTCGAATGTGTCAACGTTCATAAAAAGGAACTTGTAAGTTGCGCCATAGAGTTTCTTGCCCAACTTCAAGGCTTTTGGAATGTCCACGGTCAAAGGCTTTGCGCCTGTGCCTGTTGAATACGAAACGGAAACGCCGATTTTCTGCTCCGCCGGGATAAGATAATCAACATCATATTCGGTGACGATTGCCGCGTTGTTTGAATTGGTGAATGTCACCTTGCCAAGTGAAATTTGCTTCAATGCAATCCATTCGGCACGGGCGGCAACGCCATCCCAACAAAACTTGGTATCTTCCGCCCAAAACTCCACAAGTGCTTTCAAGTCGGGGTTGTTTGACGACATGGCAACCATGATGTCATATTCGGTCAATTCATCCTCGTTCTTCTCGCGCGAAATGGTAATCTTGGGGATGTCACCTTGGATGCGTGAAATGGCTTCACGGGTCTTGCGTGGAATTGTCGCGCCACGACTAACAAGGTCGGCGGCAATCTTCAAGCCCGATTGTGCTTCAAGCATCTTCCACGTCAAGAAATTGGTTTCCTTGAGTGGGAAAAGGGTTGGATAATAATAGTCTTTAAGGTCATAGGTACGGATGACCGCGCCCATGTCCTTTTCATTAAGTCCAACCATTAACGATTTCTGCATATCGAATACGTTTTAAGGGTTAAACATAAGAAACACACGCAATGGATGCCTTGATTGTGGCATTCACGATTGGCGCGTTGCTCTCTCTGACAACGGCGTGAACCCAAGCGGAAACGAAAAGGTTGCTTCCCTGTTCCACGTCCTCGTTGCTTCCGGCGATGGCGCACGGAACAACTTTCAAGGTCTTGTTTGCGCCGCTTGATTCAAACGCGCAAGTTCCAACCTTGACAATTGCGCCAAGCGTTGTGCCTACGGTGATAACGTCCTTTGCTGTGTTGGACTTGTCAATGGCGGTGATGGTCTGACCATTGCAATCTGCGGTCGCAAATCGGTCGCCCACCTTGAAATGATGACCTTTCGCAACCTCATAGGTCGTGGCGGCTGCATCCGCTTCGGTGATAATCTGTGCGGTCTTGCATACCTCAAACGCGCCATTCTTGCCCTTGCCAATTGGCGTTCCCTCAAACAATGACGAACCGCCAAGGTTGGCGACTGATACCGTCACGCCGCCGGGGATGTCCGCGATTCGGTGCAAAATGCACTTGACAACGCGGTTGTCCTTTGCTCTTTTAATTGTCAACGACATAATTTGCAATTTAATGGGTTAAACTTCTTTGCCCGATAACTCGTTGTTTTCGGGTTTAAGGCTTGCCACATAATCGGCAACGCCTTTGGAAATACCATCTTCGTTCTTCTGCGCGAACATGGGCTTTCCACTTGCGCCACCAAGGGCGGCATTCGCCACGTTTTGATTTGCGGTTTCGATGTCCGCCGCCTTGTCGTTCAAGTATTGCGTGAAATCATCATCGGTTGCGAATGACATTCGGGCGAAATCTTTCAAGGTTTGCGCCTTGAATGTTTCATCCTTGCATCCTTTCAACTTCTCATTGAGTGCCGCAAGCCTTGTTTCGGCAATGTTCTTGGTTTCGTAACCGGACAATTTTTCTTCAAAGGGCTTCACGGCTGCCGCCACGGCTTCTTTGACAATTGCGGCAATGTCGTTCGGATTCTCGGTTGGCGGAATGCCGGGTTCAATCTGCTTCTCCTTGAAATCGTACTTCTTGCGCAAGTTGGTTTCAAACGTCTTGTTACTTTCGGACACCTCTTTGTCCACATCGGCGCGAAAGTCCTTTGCAAATTCCGTCACTTGCGCATCGGTGACTTTCTCAACAAGGGCTTTCGCTTCATCCTCGTTGGTTGCCTGTAAAGCAAGAACGCCCGCCAGCAC